TTGGCTTTGTCTTCACCAAGAATCTTACGGAAACGATTGACGAGATATGGTATATCAAAGAACTTGGTGTTCCAACCAGTGATAACATCTGGATACATTCTTGACCATAACTCAATGAACTTACTGCAAAGACTATATTCATCTTTACACTTAATGTATGTTACTGTGTCGGTATTGTCATTGCGGAAATCACCACAACCAAACACATAGGTGTGGCCATTGATGAATGTTAATGCAATTGCGGTGATTGGTTCGTCTGCTTTGTATGGATCAGGAAAACCATTTTCAGAACCAACCTCAATGTCAATAATTGCAATACTGATTTTATCTTGTTCCCAATCAACCATGTCGGGATGTTGTTCAGCAATAAATGCATATTCATATCTAGTGTTACCATAGATTTTTGGAACACCAGGAAGGCCATCATATTGTTTCACGTATTCTCTGGCTTCACGTATGCCATCAAATCGTTTTGGTACAAGATCAATACCTTCAAGTGTTTTGTGTGTACCTTTGCCGTTACGAGCTGGAAGATAAAGTTGTGGTTCATAATCAATTTTTAATTTGATTTTTTTACCATCTTTGACACCGCGGTAAAGAATTCTACCGCCGATGGACTGAACGTTTGTATAAAATGTTGTCATTAACCTGTGATGATTTGTTGTTGACCAGGAAGAATAATACCAACACCAAAAATTTGATTGTAGTTATTAATGAAATCTTCTGCTGGAACATAGTAGTATACTATATGTTCACGTAAAAAGGCAATAGTGGAATCCGATTTCTGTCCTGCATGTATTGGAAAAGGTGCAAAACCAACATTTGGTTGACCATCTCTACCACGTACAATTGCAATACCTAATGGATTTTTAATCACCATTCGATTGAACTCCTCTATTTCAACTTCACCCAGCAATTCTTCACCGGTCACTAATTTTATTGCATATATCTTCATAATATTCCTATCCTAAATAATTATATAGTGCGATCTGAGTTAAGATTATATCATTTTTTTGTTATAAAGTCAATATCAAAAATGGTAGAAAATGGATCCGTTTACACTCTTTGCCTTAGCAAATGGCGCTGTTGCTGCCGTCAAAAAAGGTTGCCAACTATACAAAGATATCAAAAGTGCAGCTGGGGACGTTAAAGACGTTCTCAAGGATCTTGACGATCAATTCAATAAGGCTCATCCACCGGACAGGCCTGCCAGTCCTGCAGCAAAAAAACAATTAGTCGAAGAAAAATCTCGCGTTACAGAACTCAATAAACGCAGCGAAGATACCACTAATATCTATCAGAATATTGGTGATTACCTTGGACAATATTATGATAATTACTTCAAATGTTTAGCTGTACTCGAAGAAGAAGAAAGACGCAGTAAGACTGAAGTTTATTCTGGTGGAGATAGTCTAGCCAAACGTGCATTACAACGTGTTCTAATGAGAAAGCAATTAGAACAAATGGGTAAAGAATTGCGCGAATTAATGATTTATCAATCTCCACCAGAACTTGGTGCGTTGTTTACTGATGTAGAATCGATGACAAAAGAGATGGGTAAAGAACAAAAAGTTCTTATTGCCAAACAAATGCAGGAAGAAGCAATTAAATCCAAAAGAAGAGCTGCAAGAATTGAAACATATAAATTAGAATTTAGTGCAGCCATCGCATTTGTTATATTGTGTATAGTTATGGGACTTCTTTGGACATGGATTTATTATGATTCAAAAGAGAGACATCCAAATATATGGAATAAAACATATCAAACAGAAATAGAAAAACAAAAAAGATATGAAGTAGAAAAAATTAAAAAAGCAATTCAATATTTGGATGAACAAGCAATCGAAAACAATAGGAAATTAATAACAAACGAATAATGAAAAAAGAAAAAAAATACACATTTTTAGAATGGGTATTTGAAGTTGTAGGTTTTTGCAAATTTATTTTATATTATTTTTTTGCTATGTTAATTATTTGTATAATGGTGTTATCATTTATTTGGTGGTATACAAAAAGATGAAAACATCTACACAATCAGCACTTATAGTTTCAGGCCTTTTTGTTGCGCCTGTGTTGGTTACTACTTTTATGGTTTTGTTTGCACACTTTTTAAACATAATAATCATAACGATTACATTTAGTTTATGTTTTTTTCTTGTTGCATACTATAGTTATATTGAGATAAAAGAAGAATTGGATTGGATTCGTAGTGAAGATGAACGATTGACATATGGATTTAAAGATAATCCACATCAAATGCGTTTATATAAATTTTATAAAAATTACTTCAATACTCACCATGAAAAATAAACTACTAATTACAGTTATAACAACTGCTGCAACACTTGTTGTTACACATCCAACCATCAATATAAATTTGATGCCGGATGTCATTATCTATGCAAAATCAAACACAAATGATTATTGCAAATTAGAGAGAAGTTTTACAGATTCAAGAGGTCTGCAAGTTTGTGAATACAGATGCCAAAATGAAACAAGAAATGCGGATAAGATTACACACACAACTTCATTTAACAATTCAAGGTCGTGCAAGGATAAAATTGTATCACCATGATGGTTGCGGGAGGTGGAGTCGCACCACCGACCTCTGGATTATGAGCCCAGCGCTCTTCTACTGAGCTACCCCGCAATATTTTAGTTATTGGATATTTTTTGTTGTTTTTGATTTCGGCGATTTTGTTCTAAGATGCGATCAAATTCTTCTTGTTCGGCTCGATCTTCTTCCATTTCTCTTGGAGATGGTTTTCTAAAAATCTTGTCGTAGTTATTTGAAAATGTTTCCTGTGAAACACTAAATGGTCTTGGGCTTGAACCTTTACCGGACATTTTATTCTCCGTAGATATATGCGATATCTTCAATCTTAATTAGAAAAGATTTTTCTGAGGTTTCAGCTTTTATAGCTTTACCCCAATCTGGTTGCACTGTGTCACCCACCTGCACTTCACTCACATCAGGACCAACGGCAAGTACCTTTGCTTTATCCGGTTCTTCAGAATGTTTCAGGATGATTCCTGAAGGAGTTTCTTTAATGGTCTCAAGCCGTTCAATTAATATTTTATCGTGTAGTGGTTTGATGTTCATAATGTCCTCAAAAATAAATGGAGCGGCAAGACTGATTCTCACAGCCGTCACAAGAGGGTATCTTGTGATGTTATTACGTTTGCCGCATTAAATGGAGCGGGATATCAGAATCGAACTGATGACGAAAGATTGGAAATCTCTAGTTTTACCACTAAACTAATCCCGCATAAAATCTGTTGTAGTTATTTGGAGCGGATAGTGAGAATCGAACTCACAACTAAACCTTGGCAAGGTCTTGTGTTACCACTAGCACCATATCCGCATCATGTATGTATTATATATGCTTTCTATTCAACTGTCAACCAATATTTTGGTATACTTGGTACGAGTAACCGGAGTCGAACCGGTACGCTAAAGCGGCAGATTTTAAGTCTGCTGGGTCTACCAATTCCCCCATACTCGCAATTTGGTCCGGCGTAGTGGAATCGAACCACTATTATCTCTTTAGAAGAAAGATGTCCTATCCGTTGAACGAACGCCAGAAACTTGGTGCCCCAGAGGAGACTCGAACTCCTAAAATTTGGCTTCTAAGACCAACACGTATACCAATTCCGTCACCGGGGCAATAAATAACTACATGAAACCATATCTAGAAAAACCAACAGTAGAAATATTTTACAGTCTATTCTCACATGAGAAATATGTACCTTATGCTTACTACTGTGTTGATTCTGAATTTGTATCAACATATGTCACTGAGATAAAGTCCTTTAACGATGATGAATTATATATTCAACAAGAAAAAGAATTTATCTTAACAACAATTGGTGCAACCTAGAGGAATCGAACCTCTTTCACCGGTGCTTCAAACCGGCGCTATGACCACATCAGCTAAAGTTGCATATGGTACCTTGTGACGGAATCGAACCGCCGACCTTCTCCGTGTAAAGGAGACACTCTACCGCTGAGTTAACAAGGCATATATGGGCAGAAGTAAGGGAATCGAACCCTTGATATCGGAATCACAACCCGAGGTTTTACCACTAAACTAACAACTGCATAGAATTAAACTGCTTCTTGTTCGGCTAAGATTCTTTTCAATCTGTCGGCACAGAAACTTGCAGCAGGTGCATCTGGCTTAACCATTGGTGTCACATTACATGTACCTTTGATATAACCAATTGCTTGTTGTACAACACAAGAGCTTCCGAATTCATCTGATTTGTTTAAGTCTAAGTGAACTTCAACGTGAAAATCTTCTAATACTTCGGCCAAGTCTTGAAACAATTCTGAAACCTTATACACTTCGGTCATTAACCGCATTGCAGGTTTACTTTTCTTGTGATCGTAATCCATTTCACGGTCAACATAACCAAAGATTTTACAACCATGGCGGCCATCAATATGAACTACGACAGCCAATGCATAGTCAGCATACCACACACCATTAACTCTAATTCTTTCAGAGTCGGCACCAAGGTACACTTTGGTGTCGGGACCTTGGCTTGCAAGGTATTTTTTAACTTCTTGTACATCGAAATTTTTCATATCAATCACCTTTAATAAAAACTGGCTCCGGTGGAGGGAATCGAACCCCCGCTAACGGTTTTGGAGACCGCCGCACTACCATTATACTACACCGGAATATTTGGTCCTCAGAACAAGAATCGAACTTGTGATAAAGGCTTATCAAGCCTCCGTTATGCCATTTAACTATCCGAGGTATTTATGGAGGGCCTTGAGAGATTCAAACTCCCGACCGCTTGGTTCGTAGCCAAGTGCTCTGTTCACTGAGCTAAAGGCCCATAATAAATTTGTGGCAGGTGAGGTATCCACTACTCAGGGTCTATCCCCTTTTGTTGCCCATTCTCCTTTTACTTTCCTTACCACAAAACTTGGTGGTGATGGAGGGAAT